ACGTGTTCCTGGCTTAAAAGGTGAAGGTTCTAGCAGCGATGTTAAAGCTAATAATGGACTAGAATCATTTATCAAAAAAATGCCAGGACTTAAAGGTTTCTGGAGCATGATTGATAAGCTGAACGGTTTATTCGGTATTGGTGCTGATAGTGCTGATCCGAGTGGCTTCGGTGTAAGTCGTTGGGGTGAAACCATTAAGCAAGTTGCTGCTGAAATGCATGCTGACGTTACCGGAACTGATATAGCTAAGATCTTATCTATGATCAAGGGCGAATCAGGCGGTAACCCTAAAGCAGTTCAACCTGGTTCTGATCCTGATGGAGATGGCTCTGGTCCTGCTATGGGGCTTCTGCAGTTTAAACGTGGTACTTATAAGGCCTACACTATGGGTGGAAGCATTATGGGTGGAACTAACCAACTTAGAGCTTTATTTAATGACTCTAATTGGAAGAATGATATCCACTTTGGCGCTGGTTGGGGACCAACCGGTCATAGAAGATTTTCTGGTAGCTGGCACGGTAACGGTGGTGAGTTTGATAAACCTGAAGTGATCGGCGTTGGTGAAGATGGTCCTGAATTTGTGATTAATCCACAAAAATCAACTGCAGATCACTTGATTGGTAAGGCTATATTGCAACGTGCTAAAGTAGCTCCTGAAAGTCCTACGGCTTCATTAGCTAGAATTATGGAACAAGTGAAATATAGTTCAGTAGCCGGCTATGGAACACCTGATAGCAGCACTGTAGCTGGTCAAAATATTGTTAAAGTCAATAATCAAGGTCAAGCAATTGATGGTGATACAGTAATTAAATTTATAGTTTCTGATAAAGAGATGGCGAGAGCAACTTATCCAACAATTAAGATGTTACAAGCACACGACATTACTATTAAGCAACAAGGAGGTGCAGTACCAATTGTCTAGTATTTTCGTTAAAAGATTAGACGGTACAGAATACGATTTGGACAAACTAGGTTTTAGAGTTATTACTTTTGAGCCACCGGGCGTTAATTACGCCCACACTTACGTGCAACAAAGCAAAGTTGGCCAAGTTCTAACCGATGTAGTTATTGATAAGATGACTATTCCACTAACTTTAATGATTCAAGCAGAAGATACGATCGATCTAGAGCTTAAGAGGCTTGATTTAAAGCGTATCTTTAACAGCGATGAACCATTTTACATCTATACCAATCGTATTCCTTATTTACGTTGGAAATGTGTTGTTGATGGAGCTATCTCATACCCACAAATAGAAAACTTCTGGCAAGCTACAGCAACCATTAATTTGAGTTGTCCACTAGGACTTGCTGAAACAGTAGCAACGACTGCAGATAGTGATTTTAGTTATGAAAGTGGCAAATGGGGCTTAGGCCTTAATATTCCGCATGGTATGGAACTGAAATATGTTTTCAATTCAAGTCCCTGCAGAGTTTACAACGCATCTAATATTGATTTAAAAGCTGATGAATTACCTGTAGAGATTACTTTTAACGGTAATGTGAAAGATGCTTTGACGATAACCAATAGCACTACTAATCAAGTATTTAAGCTTTCCGGTAGTTACACTAAGCAAGACACAATTGTAATTGACGGGATTGTGCCAACTATTAACGGTACAGAGCAGTATTCTAAGACTAATCATGCCTATCTTGATTTCGTTAAAGGCTGGAATGATATTGCTGTTGACGGCGCTACTGACTATACAATTAAGTTCAATACCAGGTTTTACTATTAGGAGATGATTACTTGATATCAATTAAGAATGCTGCTGGCCAAGTAGCAATCGTTAAAGGTCAAGATGTTCAAGTAACATCAACTCTGGGTAGCTTAGACACGTTGAGTTTCAACTTTTATAATTTGCATACCAATAAGGTAGATGGTGAGGCTTTAGCACCTTTTAGTGTGATTAACGTCCCTGAAAGAGGAGAAGACTATGTACTGCAGACTTACAATACTGATGATATAGGCAACTATATACAGTACTCAGTAAGTGCAATACAAATTGCCAGAATGTTCCATTATCACTATGTCAAAGATAAGATTGGTGTGGAAACTACCGCGACTAAGAGTGGTGATAGTACAGACACGTCAACAACATCTAAACCAGTTAAAATCAAAGATGCTCTGAACTTTCTATTCAAGGATTCAGGCTTTGACGTTGTTATTGGTGCAGATGTAAATCAAAACTCGGTTAAAACATTTAGTGATGGGTTAGGTGGCGGTTATGCTGACGAACTTTTACAAACTGCAGCAACTAGCTACGGTGTTGAATGCTATTGGAAAAACAAGACTTGCTATGTAGCAAAAGAGATTGGTGGCAAAGATAAATTTGTTTTTGTCGACAATGTGAACTGCACTAAGATATCAGTTCAAGAAGACGATACTGCAATAACTACTAGAGCTACAGGGACCATTAATATCACTAAGCAAAATGGAGATAACTCTAGCGTGAATACATTAACTTCAACTTATATTTCTCCATTGGTTAAAGAAAAGGGCTGGCCTATAATTGATGCCACGCCTTATACAGAAGACTTCACTGATGATGGTAAGTCTTTCGTGATGAGTCAACAATTGCTTGATGATAAGGTTAAAAAGTTAGTTCATGACTATCCAAGCGTTCAGTACACAGTTGATGGTGCTAACTTTAAGAAGTTTGCTAAGTATCTACATGATGTCAGTATTGGTGACTATGGTTATCTACGAACTAGGCAAGGAATTGATGTTGAGACGAGAGTGCAATCAATTACTTCATATCCGCAAGATCCAAGCAAAGGTAATACAATTACTTTTGGTAATTTAGCTTTTAACCTTATTGATTACATGACCTATCAGCATAACCAACAAGATAAATATCGTGAGTGGTATACCAGTATGAGTCTTAAGATGAGTAATCTAGCTGAAATAGTCCATAAAGCTAATGCTGGCTTTGATACTTTCACAACCAATTGGGGAGAGAGTCAACAGCAAAATACGCAAGACATCCAAAAACTACAACAGGAATTGCAACAACTGTTAAATAGTCAAAAGGATAAAGATACAGCTGATAAAGGAAAAAATGAAAATGATACGAATAAATAGTATGAACAGTCCAAAATGGGCTGTTTTTTATTTAAAAGGAAGTGAGTAGATGACTGATGTTTTTGAAAAAGAAGGCTCACCAACACAAGATGCCACCTATAGAGAACATCTTGATCGTAATTGGGAAGCCGGCAACAGGAAGTTTGCTGAATTAGAAGGTAAAGTTCAAGATACACAAAAGCAATACAGTAGCATTTTTGAAGGCAATCAAAATAATGCTGAAGACGCTAAGAAGAACGTAGCTATTTTGAAAGAGATGCAAAAGCAAGTAGCAAAGCTCAATCTTGCCGTTTTTGGTGATGGGGCAGTCCCAATTGATACTTCAATAGATTCAAGCAATCAAACTAATAAGGCGCAGGAGGTGCATTTAGATTAATGAATAATCTTAATTCAATTAATAACAGCGGCGTGCCATATTACTTCCCAGCAGATATCGCTAAGGAAGGCGATCAATATGTACGCATTAGTAACTTTTTCAAAACTCGTGTAGGGGACAACGGCAAGGTCTTGCCTTTCAAGTGGTATGACCAAGGACGTGTTATGAACGTTCACGGGTGCATTCCATTCATTCAAGGTTTAATCGGTAAATTTAGCACTGATGAGAACGATGAAGTAATTATGGCCTCAGACGCTAGCTATCGTGAATGGCAAGGTTCAACCGCTAACGCTCACGATGGTGGTTTCATTGACTACATCTTAGAAGACCAAATGTTCCCACAAGAGGGTATCTTTAAGGGCCACTTTGGCTTAAAAGATGGCAATGGTAATGTACTTACAAGCGTTAATATTATTTTCGAGGTACTAGGCAATGATTTAAGAGTTGGCGAGACGGTTAAGTACTATGTTGCCGAGCTAGAAAACCTTAAAAATCAATATAAAATTGACGGAGAACAAGCTATTGACGATTTATATCAAAAGTATCAAAATGATGTCGTCCAAGTGCAAAATGCGTTACACACTAATAATGCAAGTCTGGATGCTTTGTCTACAACGGTTAAAGGGCTTAACGCTAATATTCAGGCTAATAATGTTGTAACCAGGCCTGAATTTGACAGATTATCTAATGAAATTGTTACCCGTTTAAGTCAAATGAATACTACGCCTGATTATTATGAAAACTATAATAGTATGATTGCTGCTAATCCTAATGGAACACAGAACCTATGTGTCACCTCTGATAATCAGCATAAATGGTTATATATCAATTCAAAATGGGTAGATTTAGGCGATTTTAGCTATGCTGGTATCGCACCGCAACTAAAGCAAGATTTATATAGTGGCGATCACGATAATGCCCTAATCAATCCCGATCTGAAAAACGATGCGTATAATTGGACTAGGGACTCGAAATGGGATGTTGATCCTGCTCATACTATTGGCAATTCTCTGGCCTATGGATGTTTAGTGCAAAACGCTGCAAAAGACGAAAATCATTCATTCTTCCAAAAGGATATTTTTGTGGCTAAGCGTTCGGTTTTAAGCTGTGGAGTTAAAGTCAACACTAAGGGTCTTAATCAAGGCGCATTACAGTTGCTATTTAGAGATGCAAGCAATGAAGTTATTGACTCTGCCGTATTTAAGGTGCAGTTACCTGCTGATACTTATGCTGATTATAAGCAAATCAAGCTAGAGAACATTGCAATACCAGATAATGCGGAAACCGCAGCGTTTTCTGTAGTTATGGAAAATGGTTGCAATGGTTTACTTGTTTTTTGCCAACCACAAATTAATTTCGACAGCACTCTTTCTCCCTATACTATAAGCGACTTGAAAATAAGCGATAAGATTGCTGATAATATCTTATCTAATCCAGATTTCAAAAATAGTGCAGCTAACTGGGGGCGAACAAGTTCAAAATGGGAATTAGATACTGAACACAGTATTAATAACTCAATGGCGTACGGAATTTATTTAACTGCTGTACCTGATAATCCGGAAACTTTTTATCAAAAAAATATTTCTGTGGCTAAACATTCAACTCTAAGTTGCGGCCTAAAGGTTAATACTAATACTTTGCAATTCGCACAAGTACAGTTGTTATTTAGGGACGTAAGCAGTACAGTTATTGACTCTGCCGTATTTACAGTGCAATTGCCTACCAATACTTATGCTGATTATAAGCAAATCAAGCTAGAGAATATCGCAATACCAGCTAATGCGGAAACTGCAGCATTTTCTGTTGCGATGCAAGGAACTGGAGTGCTGGTAATATGCCGTCCTCAAATGAATTTTGGCAGCAGTCTTTTACCTTATTCGTTAAATGATTTAACAAACGAAAAAACCGATCATGATAATCTTTTGACTAATCCCGATTTAAAGAATAATGCAGTAACATGGACTAAAGACCCAGAGTGGGAATTAGATACTGAACATAGTATTAATAATTCAAAAGCGTATGGCATTAATCTAACTTCAGCTCCTAATAGCCCAAAGACGTTTTATCAAGCGAATATTCCCGTGGCTAAACAAAAGCGAATTTCTTGCGGTGTCTTGGCTAACGCATTAAATAACGCAGGATCAGTAATTCAATTATTATTTAGAGATGCAAACAATACAGTTATTGACTCTGCTGTATTTACAAATGCAATTCCTACTAATACTGGCGGAAAAGCTGTACTAATCAAGCTAGAGAATATCGCAATACCAGCTAATGCGGAAACTGCAGCATTTTCTGTTGCGATGCAAGGAACAGGAGTACTAGTAATATGTCGTCCCCAAATGAATTTTGGCAGTAGTCTTTTGCCCTATTCATTAAATGATGTTGTAAATAAAAATGACACTTTTGGTAACTTGCCATATTTTAATTTTGAAATTCCTAAAGATTCGATTGGAGAAAAATGGATTAAAGCACCATTCACATACCATAGAGAATCGACTACAATTAGGGGATTTGCGCAAATAGCAATTCAAGGCGATAGTTCAAGAGCATATCCTAAAAAGAACTATAAAGTTAAGCTTTTTAGCGATGAAGATTGCAAAACTAAATTTAAAATTAGACTAAAATCAAATTGGGCTAAAACCAATAAATTTAACCTAAAAGCGAACTGGATAGATGCAACGCAGTCAAGAAATTTAGTAAACGCTTCTTTAATGGCAAGTGCTACGTCAGTTACCCCATTTGCAAAGGCGGAAGTTGAAGACAAATTATCGTATACTCAAAGTTACGGACAAATGGAAGGTTTTCCTGGTTTAGTGCAATTTAATGGAATGTCGAATGGGCTTTATTCATTTAATACTAAAAAAGATGATATTATTTTTGGCATGGAAAATAGTGGTAAAGCAGCGGCTATAGCGGTTTTAGATAACGAAAAAGCCCCAGCCAGCCAGCGTCTCGTTGTGCCTAGTGCTAAGCTAGACAATGTCGCTTATGCGGACGAATTGCATGACACTCCTGATCCTGAATTGGTTACTAACTGGTCAAAATGGCTAGATTTTCTAAATAATTCTACCGATGATGATTTTAAGACTAAAGTTTCTAATTACATCGACTTAAACGCAGCAATCAACATTTATCTTTTTGGCGTAATGAGTAGAGAATATGACTACTACTCAAAATCTATTTTGTTTTTGACTTGGGACAACGGAAACTATTTCTACCCAATCGCTTACGATTTGGACTCAACATGGGGACAGAATGTAACTGGAGCAATTGAAGGTAACCCACAAGACGAAAACTGGGGATTTTCAACAGAGAGATCTGATAGCGCTGACGGTAAATATGTTTCTAATGCAGGTTGGAACAAATTGTTTGAACGCTTATATAAGTTGTTTAAACCAGAAATAAAGAGACAATATCAACATCTTCGTTCAACTGTATGGAGAACCGATCAAATTTTAAATCAATTTAAAAACTACATGTCCGAAATTCCGGAAGAAGCCATTGAATACGATCATGAATTGTGGAACATTCCTTCTGCCGATACTAATAATTATGAACAATTACATCACGTTATTACGCAACGTTCTAATCAGATGGATAGATGGATCAATCACCTAGAGGAATAACTAACAATGAGGCAAAAATTAAAAAGTCTCCTCCATACTGAACACCAACACCATGGAAACTTGGCATTTGCAATGCTAGAAATCGAATTTAAAAGTAGGTGATAAACATGCGAGAAAATTATCAAAAAATTAGATCTGATCCTTTTAAATTAGTCTTAACAGTTCTACAAACATTAATCAGTCTCTGGATTGCAGGTATTGGAATATTTCTCTATAATGACCAACATTATTTCTTCTGGCCGCCTGATTGGTCAAACATCGAAAACGACGTCAGAATTGATACTTTTATAGTACTAGTGGGGCTAGTGCTTTTTTTATGCACAATTTTCAGAGTAAAAAATCGTAAAATTATAGCCACGCTCTTAGTGTGCTGCGGCGCAATCAGCTTTTCTATTGCTACCTTGTCATTGCTACACGTAATCATGTCTAACTACTGGGTAATGGGACTCAATGTTATTGGAGAGCTAATCCTTTTTAGTCTAGTTCTACTTGTCGCTCATTATTTATAGGGGGGTGGGACGCTTGCAGGATCTAAGCAATCTGATCTTAGCAATTGCATACTTGATTGGTGCGATTACTACTCTTTATCAGGTCAAAGCTAAAGCCAAACATGACGCTCCACCAGATGATACAGATATGAGTGTTGACGATATTCAGAATGAAATTAAGAAGTTGCAAAAGAAACTTAAGGAGGACAAACATGATTAAAAAGCTAGAAAAAGAATTGAAGAAGTTAAACGTAAAGCGTGGAAAGTTGTCAAAATTCTTATCTAAACAAAATAAGAAAACATTGTCTGCAACCCAATTAGAACTCTTAAAGGAGCAAAAGCAAGCAATGGACAAGTATGCCAAGGCTTTAAAGTTACGTATTAAAGATTTAAAGGAGGCTAAATAATGAACGTTAATCAATTACTAGATTTAGCTATCGTAGCTACATCAGTTGCAGCAGTCGTTGTTGCTTCCGTATATGCTAAACATAAAATTGCAATCGACAAGAAAGCAGCACAAGGTGATTTACTTGCTAAGGCTGAAAAGATTGTTGCCCAGTCTGTAAGTCCCCTTGTCTACCAAGCAGAAAAGAGGGGAGGGGACGGCGAAGACAAGTTAACCTTTGTCGTTCAAGGCTTGTTCTTGCTTTTAGATATGGCACACTTACCACACCCAACAATGAGTTTCGTAAAAGGTATGGTTGAAAAGGCTGTGACTGCTATGAAGCAAGCTCAATCAATTGCGGATACAGTGGATAAGCCTAAGACAACCATTGTTGGTGAGTTAAAAGACGTTAAGAAATAGGAGGTTACTATGGAAGTAGAAAAAAGAAGCTATGGTGTAGATGTATCAAGCTACAATGCCTCGGACCTATCAAGTATGGCCAACTCTGGTGCCAAATTTGCTATCGTAAAGCTATCAGAAGGTACAGGTTATCAAAATCCTAATGCTCAAGGTCAAATCCAGAGTGCTAAAGCTAATAATATGCTTACTATGGGTTATCACTATGGAAGATTTAGTAGCAATAGTAACGTAGCCGTTCAAGAAGGTAATTATGCAGTTAACTCAGCTAAAGCAGTTGGACTTAATGTAGGTTCTTACTTAGCATTAGATTATGAACAAGGTAGTGGTAATGAAACTGGTGGAGATGCTGGTGCTAATACTACTGCAATCCTAGCTTTCTTAGATACGATCGTAAGTGCTGGTTACCAACCATTGTTATACTCAGGTGCTGCATTACTTAAGTCTAAGATTGATACTGGTAAGGTATTAGCAAAATATCCAAACTGCTTATGGGTAGCGTCTTATCCTGTATCTGGTGCAACAAGTGAGGCAAACTTCGGTTACTTTCCCTCAATGAACGGGATAGTAATCTGGCAATTTACCGATAACTGGCGCGGATTAAACGTTGACGGTAACATCAGCTTGATTGATCTTAAGACTGACGGTAAGCCAGTAGCCCAACCATCTAAGCCAGCCGTTAAGCAATCAACACCACAATCTTTCGTAGATGACTTAGGGGATACATGGTATAAGGAAGAAGGTAAGTTCTATCCAAACGGTACCATTAATATCAGATATGGTGCTAGAACCACCAGTGATATCATTGGTACAGTTACTAAAGGCGATTGTGTAAAGTATGATGCTTACAGCCGTCACGGCGGATATGTCTGGATTAGACAACCACGTGAAAATGGTCAATATGGTTTCTTAGTTTGTCGTCAAGGCAATGATCCTTGGGGCGAATTTAAATAAATATGTTGACAATTATTTGAATATTTGTTTAAATAAGAGTGCAGTCCAATTGTTTCAAAACTGTACACTCGTGTACCCGAATTAACGTTTAAGCGATATGTAATGTCGTCGGCCACGAGGCCGCTCCGTATATCGGAGCGGTTTTTTATTTGGAGAATATAAATGGAACTATTTATTTATTCTGATGAATCTGGTGTTTTTGATAAAATACATAACGAGATTTTTGTTTTTGGAGGTGTATTATTTCTTTCAAAGCATGATAAAGATGTAGCTACTAGAAAGTACAAACATGTTGAAAGAATAATACGAAAAAATGAACATAAAGATTATTCATGTGAATTAAAGGCTACAACTGTAAGACCCAAAGACAGGAATAAAATCTACAGATCATTAAATAATTTTGAAAAATTTGGGGTCGTAATCCATCAGCAACGAATATTAGAAAATATTTTTGAAAATAAAAAATCAAAACAGCGATATTTAGATTATGCTTATAAAATTTGTTTAAAAAGAAAACTTCAATGTCTTATTAAACAACAAATCATTGATCCAAACGAAATTACAGCTATTCATATATTTGCAGATGAACATACAACTGCCACAAACGGAAGGTATGAGTTACAAGAAGCTTTAGAACAAGAATTTAAACATGGAACTTATAATTGGAATTACTCACATTTTTTTGAGCCTCTTTTTCATAATCTTGAATGTGTTGAAGTTCGTTATTGTAATTCAGAAAAAGTTACATTAATACGTGCTGCTGATATCACAGCAAATAAACTTTATCGCAGTGTTTTGAAAAATACAGAAATAAAACTATTGAAGCATAATAATTTTAATATTATTCATTTGCCATAGTAAATTTACAAATAAGTCACTCTGGAGATTAAGTTCTCTGGAGTGGCTTTTTTTAGTTGAATAAAAAACCTTTATTCATTCTGGTATTTACAAGTTATATCTTATATTATATATTTAATGATTTATAAATGATTAAAAAGTCAGACTTAAAAAACGCACAGAAAAAGCACAGAATAAATATAATAAACAATGTGAATTAATAAGAATCAAATTACTATAAATGTTGATATATTGCACTATTAAGAAAGGGTGTGTGCTTAATTGGAATGCCTGAAACTCCATTAAAAAAGCAATTTACCTTATGTAAGCCGCTATACATCAGCATTCTTGATTGTCTATATTTATTTTCCACAGAAAAAGCACAGAATTAAATGTTTAAAGCGTCAATGGAACGAATTATGTTCTGTTGGCCTTTTTTACTTTCATGAGTATAAATATTTAAAGTCATATCTATGGTTGAGTGTCCTAGAATTTTTTGAACATCTTTGGGAGTGTTTCCTGTTCCTGGCTGTAGCATAAGAGTAGCAAATGTATGTCTAAAGCCGTGAATGGTTATCTGCTTTAAATTGGAATTATTTTTATAAATCCTTTGTAACCAATGTGCCGGTGTAGCTAAGTTAAGGTGGTCTCCATTTGCTTTACAGAAAACAAAGTCATAAATATTACTGCGATACTTCATCAAGTCTACTTTCAGACTTTTTGACAATGGTACATCCCTATATGATTCTTTTGTTTTTGGTGGAGCAATAAGTTCTACGTTATTAAAGCCCACATTTATGGTTTTAGTAACATGAATAACATTCTTTTCAAAATCAATGTCATCCCACTTAAGGGCTAGAGCTTCACTTTTTCTAAGTCCGGTTGAACTTAAAAGCTTAAAGTACATGTATGCTATTTCACTATCTTTTTTAGCAGCATTTAAAAATTCCCTTACTTGTTCTGGACTATCATAGTAGTTATTTTTAGTATCTCTACGTTTCTTTACAGATGTTTTAGCAGGGACAATTACTTTCTTAGTAGGATTAATATTTGCATAGCCTAGAACGATAGCATAGTTGATTAAATTGTTAAGTAGGTTAAAAGCTGGTCGATATCTTACTAAAACAGTCGATAGGTTGTTAATCCATTTTTGAATTTTAGCAGGCTTAATTTTATCAATATAAACATTGCCAAAATCTGTCTTTATATGATTATCGTAAGTCTCTTCCATCTTATGAGCCGTGGATTCTTTTGCGTGTTTTTTGTAATTATCAAACCATAGATCCCACACCTGACCTACTGTAGCTTGTTTAGGCTTGGTATATCCTTGAGTACCTTTAGCACGAAGTTTCTTATAAACAGCGTTAGCTTCTTGATATGTCTTAAAGCCTTGACGAGTAACCATAACACGCTTGCCACTATCGTCCATGCCTAGATATGTTTTAAATCTGTATCTAACTTTTCCAGATTTTAAAGTATATTTGGTAATCTCTTTATTCAATTGTTTTGGCATAATAAAAAACCTCCTATTTTGGCATCATTAAAAGTCTGTTAAAATAGAAGATAGCAGAACTGTTTAATGATGGTTTTGTTAATATTATTCAAGTTTACGGATGAGCTATTGGCGTAGCTCGTTTGTTTGACCTACTGATGTTGGCGCATTAGTAGGTCTTTTTTTTTATAGATTTAGCAGCTGCTTCTTTTTGGCATCAAACTCTTCTGGCGTTATTGCTCCAATGTCTAATAACTCTTTGAGCTTTTTGATCTCGTCTAATGGATCAGTATCTGGGGATGATTGGGTGGCGGAAAACTCTACGTTTAGTGTTTCATTTTCTTTTAAAATAGCCTGCAATAAAGTTGTTAATCTATTTGTTTCATCAATTCCGGTTCGAGCAATTAAGCTACTAGTTTTAACGGTAGAATTAACAAACTCAATTTCAAAACTTGAACCGTCGGTAAAACTGATAATTACACCTAGATGATCTAAAAAGTCTTTTGTAATAGTCGTGGTTTCTTTCTTCCCAGTAAAGCCTCCAACTATTGCGCCCAATCCACCAACAGGTGCAGTCAAAACGCCACCAACAACTGCTCTAGTCAGTGCATGTTTATGTTTTGTTTGTGTTTTCGAATCATTATGTTCAGTCTTATTAACCTTATATGAAAGAACATCACTAAAATCGTATACCTTATAATCTCTGGTGAGAATACCACGTGGATTTAATATTCTTTTATTTTTTGTATCGAAGTAGTAACCTTCAAATTTTTCAGATTTATTGTCTTTAAAAGTATCTAAAATTTTTTTATATTCAGCGTCTTCTTGTTGTTTGACCTCTTTAGCTAGCTTTCTTTTTTCAGCATTTTCTTCCATCTTTTTACTTATATTATCAAAAAATCCCATTTTTTCTTCTCCGTTTATATCCCTTATAATTTGCTAGTAAATTGAATTGCCTTGCCTATAATAGTGGCAGGGTTGTTAGGTGTGATAATAATAGGATCATAAGCATCATTATCAGGCTTAAGCATTACTAGACCATCAATATGTTTGACACGTTTTAAAGTGGCTTCGGTGTCACCGTTAACTTGAACGGCAGCAATTTCTCCATCTTCAACTTCCGGTTGTAGTCTGATTGTTACGATAGAACCGTCTGGAATAGTAGGTTCCATTGAATGACCTTTAGCTCGTAAATCAATTAATTCTCCAGAAGGAACCTGCCCTTTAGGAAAGACGTGAGTAATATATTCTTCAACATTTTCTTCTGCAGTAATTGGATCACCGCATGCAATTTCTCCTATAAGAGGGATATGCTTTGCTACAGAATCACTCTGATACAAATATTCCGTATTTGATGGAAAGGAAATTTGATTTATTTTGTATCTTGGATCAAGATCGCTCTTCTTTACACCTAAAACAGTAGCAATTTTTTCTAACGCGCCAGCATTGGGAGTTGATCGTTGCGCAAAATATCCACTTAAAGTAGATGCCGGTATACCTGTTATTTCAGCTAGCTGTTTTTGTGTATAATTTCGCGAATAGTATTTTAAGTTTTCCGAAATAGTTTTTCGTGCAATCTTTTCTGGATCACTTAGTTTATTTCTAGGCATTTGAGCACCTCCTTCAATATTAATTATATTGGTTTTCTCGTTATAAACAATAAAAACGCGAAAAAATATTAAAAAACTCGTTGACAAACGAATAAACTCGTTTTATGATAGAATCAACAACTTGAGAGGAGGTAAAACATGACAAAGATCACATTGCGTGCTGCTAGGATTAATGCTGGATTAACTCAAATGCAAGTTAGTAAATCTCTTGGTATTGCACCAGCAACCTTAAGCGGATGGGAAAAGAATAGTACAAAATTGTCTTTTCTCGAAGCAATTAAACTCGCAAAGTTATATCATATTCAACCGGATAATATTTTTTTTGGAAAAGAAAACGAGTTTATTCGTTCTAGAAAAGTAGGAGAGAACTAAATGGAACTACTAAATTTTGAAGGCCAATCTGTTTTAGACAGTCGTGAGGTAGCCAAAATGACTGGTAAACAACATTCAAATCTTATGCGAGATATTCATGGCTATATTAATGATATTAAGCCCAATTCAAAATTGAATTCGGCGGATTTCTTCATTCAATCAACTTATACCGATAAGAATAATCAAATCAGACCATGCTACCTCCTTACTAAACAGGGATGCGAATTTGTAGCAAATAAGATGACCGGAAAGAAAGGCAATCAATTTACTGCTCAATATGTAACGTTGTTCAATTCAATGAAAGAAACAATTGAAAATGAACCTCAGGCAATCCTTGACCAATTACATAAAGAGTGGGGCGTTCCTACAACTTTAGGTGGCGCACTTCAACTAGCTGCTAATCAGCAAGTCGAAATTGAAAAGATGAAGCCTAAGGTTGATTACTATGACAGTCAAATGAGAAATCCAGGTCTTATGACAGTAACTGAGATTGCTAAGGACTATGGTTGGTCAGCCAAAACATTAAATAAGGAATTGCATAAGCGAGGCATTATTTTCAAGCAAGGTAAGCACTGGGTGCCTTACGCCAAATATGCTGGTAAAGGTTATACACAGTATGAACCATTTGATTATCAGCATAGTAATGGCCGGCCAGGAGTTCACAATAATTTGAAGTGGACGCAAAAAGGTAAGAAATTCATTTATGACTTGTTGGCCAAAGATGGTATTAAGCCGGTAACTGAACAGATGAATTTGCTGGAAGCTTAGGAGACAAAAATGAAGGTAACACTAGAAGGTAAATCAGAAGAGATTCAAGAGATCTTAAGCTTTATGCATATGAAACAAGAAGACTATTTAACCTTAAGACCAAGCGAAGTAAATGATAATCATATATTAAAAAGGTAAAAATGGAGTGATTGAAATGGATTTAATAAATTCAAACGCTCTTCGTTCGATTATCAGAGAAGAACTGCCGGACATAAGTAACAACTTGCTAACGAAAAAAGATGCTAAATCTCTGATTAAAAAATACGCATCACAAGGATATTTCAATGTCGGTGACGCTGCTAACTATTGCGGAGTTAGCCGAAGTACATTTGATAAATGGCGAAAAGATGGAATAATTACACCTCGCATTGTTTGCGGAGTAGTTAGATATGCAAGAGTAGATTTAGATAGGATGATGAGCAACGATGAGATGGTTTAACAGAGTAGTAAATAATTGGTTTCACGTTGATTTGAACTGTAGAGAAACAGATTTTTTAGCACTAGGTGGATTTATCGGGGTATTTATCACGTTCATATTCACAATGTTTACCGCAGTTTTTCCAAATATTTAAGGGGGGGGGTGAATGCAATGAGCTTAGAGACACGATTAATTAGTAATAGCAATGCTTTTTTTACAAAGAAAACTAAGCAGCAATTCATTGAAGATGAGTATCAACGTCAATTTAGAACGGATTTATTGTCAACAAAAAAGCCGTTACCGACTGCAATCAGTAACGACTAAGAAAATAGTATATCAAAATTAATGTCTAAGGAGATTATACCACAATGATTGAGATCATGACACCAGCGCAGGCTGCAACTTTTAGGGAGCAGCGTTTGAAAGAAGAACAAAGAAGACTAGCAGATCAAGGCATTAGTTCAGCATTTGAAGGCTGGAACTTAGTAACTATCGGCGACAGTGATTGCGACTATTTAAACTTCAAGCATTTTGTTACTACTCAAATTTTCAGCCTAGGAATTGATAACTATATCAGTCGTACAGGCTGGGACAAGAAAGAATTGATCGAATACTTAGCCACTGTCGACCAATACGATGATATTTGGAAAGACGATGTCTTAGATTTCTTCGATGGACTGGAGGGTAACTACTGATGACCTCTAAACATGCCGAATTTGAAAAAGAGTACATGACTTGGCAATACAAGTTGGAAAAAGAAGCGAGCGATTGGAGAAAGAAGATAGCTGCCGAAGCCTTAACTCAAGGATCATATCAGCAAGGTATTAACTGGATTAACAAGTTGAAACCGAAAATTGATGATAGTTTCCCCGGAGGAACTTTAGGAGCAGAGATCAATTACTTACGAGAGATTGCAGAAGATGCACGTCAAGACGTAATGAAGCAAGCATTATCACAGAAACCTAAGGAGTAACCACTATGACCGACAAGAAAAAATCATTATATGAAACCTTAGCAAAGGTTGATGTAAAGCCACTTTTAGAAAAGAAAGGAAACCTAAATTACCTAAGCTGGGCTAAAGCTTGGGGCTTGGTTAAGAGCCTATATCCTGATGCTACATATCAGATCAAAGAATTTCCTGAATATGTTCTTACTAAAGAGAGCTGGCTAGCAACTGGCAGGAATGTAGATTATAGACAAACTATAGCAGGAACTGAGGTAGAAGTAACAGTAACTATAGAAGATCAAAGCTATAGTTCCAAACTTTATGTAATGGATTATCGAAATAAAGTTATAGCTAAACCGACTTATTTTGAAATCAATAAAACTCAAATGCGTTGCTTAGTTAAAGCCTTAGCATTTGCAGGATTAGGCTTAGATGTTTATGCGGGGGAAGATTTACCTGAACAACCCCAACAGAAACAGACAGTCCCTAAGCCTGCACAAAAACCAGCAAGGCGACAAGCAACGCTGAGCAAGCCGAAGAAAATGACTAAAGATCAACTGTACGGGTATCAAGCTGACTATAACGGAGAAAAGAAGTTCTTAGTCACCATCTACACCGAATGCGATAAGCAAAAGAAGATGGGACTTGACGCTAAGACAAGTGTTCCGATTGAGTGGTGGCATGAAAAGCTCAAGGAAAATTCAGCCGATGGCGAAGCAGTAAGACAGTTCACTGAAATGGCTATAGCTGCTAACAAGAAAAAACAAGCTAATGGCATTCCTGACTACGCCAAAGATCCAGAAGTTGAAAAAGCAATTGAAGATGCAATTTCTTAGAAAGCGAGTACAAACATGGCAGAAGAATTTACCGGAAGTAGATTATTTCTTAATATTCCTGCAAGTGTAGCCCATGATGAACGAATTAAAAGCGATAAAACGATATTGCTATATGGAGAAGTTCTTTCAATGATTAATGTTACAGGCAGCTTCTATATGAGTAACAAGGCTTTGGCAAAGCGCTTAAGATGCACTCCACAAACTGTAATTAGATGTGTCAGAGAGCTTGAAAAATTAAATTACATAAAAACAACAATAGTCAAAGATGAAAAAACGGGAGCTGTTAAGGGGAGAAAAATTGAATTGCGCCCTGTACCTATTAACACTGATGCTAGGGGGGATGGTAACACTGATGATAGTACCCCCATAACATCTGTGTTAAAAACCCCATATCACTCATGTTATGAGGGGGGTAACACTGATGATACCCAAATAGAACAATATAATAAAACAATTAATAGAACAGAAGAAGATATAGATAAATTGTCGAGTTCAGAGAACGTCGCCTCCGAACCAAAACAAAAATCTCAAAAAATACCTTACGAAAAAATTATCGATTACTTAAACAGAAAGACTAATTCACATTATCGTCCAACTTCTAAAGCTACTAGGCGACTAATTAAAGCTAGATACAACGAGGGCTTTACTGATATTGACTTTAAGTCTGTTATAGACAAGAAGTGTGCTGAATGGCTACAAGATGGCAACATGGTTCAGTACTTAAGACCAGAAACTCTTTTTGGAACTAAGTTTGAAGCATATCTAAATCAGCCAGATACAGGACCTATTCCACGAAACAATTTTAGAAATAAGCCAGTTCGAAGAGCTACAAACTGGGATAAGGTTCAGCAACAACAGTCGCAGACAGTACCGCAGATGACACAAGAAGAACGTAACGCAATTTTTAGAGAGTACGGGAGGTAACCACCATGCAAAATAGGCTAAAGAAATTGAGATTGGAAAAGAGATTAACTCTTGCCGATGTACAAGCTAAAACCAACATTGATTTTAAAATTTTAGAAAATTTAGAAAAAGGATTGGAAAATGGAAAACATTATTTACAAAGAGGAAGTATGCGGAAGAATTGCCGTAGTGAAAGAGATGGATATGCCTTTCGGTCATTATTACACGGGATATATTGAAATCTTGCATAAAGATCCATTTAGCTGGAGAAATCACGTTGAGATGGGCAAAGAATTATTTTTCGACTCGTGGGATGAATTTGAAGAGTTTCCTGGTGGTGTAACATTCGCTGGTTCTTTTCCAGATATTGAAAGTGAGGAAGGTTTTGTCGGATTTGATACAGAACCATTTACACCGGGCGAATACACCGAAGAAGATTGCATCGACATTTTGAAGAAAACAGCTAACATTTTGGCAATTAGAACTAGAGCAGCTCAAGAAGCTATTGCAAGTAAAGAAAACTCAGAGCCAAAAAACAAATCTGATAAAAAATCAAAGAATGTGGGGTTGCTACTAGAAGCAGTTAATGATCTAGCTAACGCTAGTGCATTTAATGAACGTGATAAGAAAGACAAGGTAAGTGAACGGCTGGATAGTGCAGGCAAGAATGTAACACTATTTCTTGTAAATGAACTGCATGTAAAACCAAGTGATATCGCTATGTTCACAATTTTAAAAACTGTGTTAAGTGAGGACGATGAAGATGAATAACGAATTAATCAAGGTAACGGTCAAGAATGACCAGCAATTAGTAAGTGCTAGAGATTTATATAAGGGATTAGGTATCAAGCGAAGATTTTCAGCTTGGTGGGAACAGAATGGAAAAGAGTTTGAAGAAGACATTGATTTTCAACCTGTACTTATAAGTACACCTAGAGAAAATCGTGGCAATATTGAACTTCAAGACTATGCACTCACAATTGATATGGCTAAGCAGCTGTGTCTTTTGAGCAGAACAAAAAAGGGTAAAGAATACCGTGAGTATCTAATCGAAATTGAAAAGAAGTGGAATGATCCACAGAATGTTGTTCAACGTGCTATGGATATTCTTCATAGTGAAAACTTGCAACTTAAGCTGGAAAACAAGAGCTTAAACCGCCAACTTGAAGAGAGCAACAAGAAAGCTAGTTACTTAGATGTCATTCTTGGTACTACTGACGCAATGGTTACTACTCAAATTGCTATGGATTACGGTTATACAGCTGTTAAGTTTAACAAACTGCTACATGCACTAGGCATTCAGCATAAAGTCAATGGGCAGTGGATCTTGTATAAGGCATACATGGGCAAGAAGTACACCACAACGAAACTTCACACATACACCGACAAGCACGGTAAGGATCATGCTAAGCCACTTACTGCTTGGACTCAAAAGGGTAGACGCTTAATCTACGATATTTTGAAAGAAAACAACGTCCTACCGTTGATTGAAAGAGAGGACATTGCGTAATGCTTGAAGAAAATCACAACTTAGAGAAGATCATCGAAGACGCTAAACAATATCGCTGGTACTCAGTTCCTGATATGTACATGGTTGAAATTTTAGACACGACAGGACGTTCAGCTGGATTTGTTCAGTCTATCTTCACAGACAAGAAAGAAGCCAGTGAGGTTGCTAAGGTGCTTCATGGAGTGGTTAGAGAAGTAGTTGGAGGTTAAGCAAATGGAAGTTATAGATAAGCGTAAAGAAAATAAAGATGAAGAGTGGAAAGCCGGAGATGTAGTTTGTTATTACAACGATAAAAAAGAAAGCGCTAATTATGGATTAATTGTAGGACCAACAGGCGAGAATGAATATTACATTGCTTTTCTTGATGATGATGCAATACGTGGATTATCAATAGATGGAGGTTTTCCTGAACCAAATGTTAGCGGAACAAGTAGTGTTAATGAATTAATTTCAATATTGAAATCTAATTGGAAATACGTTGAAAAAGTAAACGCAAAACTGGTGATTGAATGATTAAAACAAAGATTATTACTAGACCAAAATACGAAAATTATGAGTTTGAATTTGATATAGAACGTTTTTCTAATCAATTAAATAGAAAAATTATAGATATTCAATACACATCAAATAATTCAAACTACGAAGCAATTATTACTTACGAAGTTTAATTGAGGATAAGTAGCATGTCAGATTGGATTTTTGCAGCAGCATTTTTAATTCTGCTAGGGATATTGATTTTGTATATGGGGAGTTTATAAACATGATTTTTGAAATATGGTCTGTAAATGACATATTTGAAGATGGTTCTATGTCTCAAAAATATTTAAATGCACTTGCTAAAGCCGGTTTTAAGTTGGTGAAAGCAAAGGACGAATTAAGTGATCGGATATATAAGATTTACATTAAAAATCTTTCAGATTTACGCCTTTTACACAAGATAGTAAATCATGATTTAATCATTTCGTTTCCTGAATCGAAGCCAACGACCAAAGATACTATGAGCGTGATGTGTGATAGTGATGATGACCCAAAAATTGTAATTTATGACGATTGGATTGAATAAGTTTTATGAGAGTTAACTTTACGATTGAAGGACCGCCAATTGGTAAGGCGAGACCGAGAGTTACTAGAACGGTAACTTACACGCCAGCTAAGACGGCACGATATGAAGATTTAGTTAGGTATACAGCGATTAATAGCTTCAAAGGCATATTTGATAAAGATGAGCCGTTAGACGTTAAGATCATGGCATATTTTGAAGTCCCGAAGAGTTTAAGCAAGAAACGTAAGGCTTTATGTTTATCTAACCAAGAACTGCCAACTAAGAAACCTGATGCTGATAACGTAGGAAAAATCATAATGGACGGCATGAACCCAAAAATGAAGCGTGATAAACGACTTCACAAAATGGTTGAAGTTATGAGAGGTGTTTATCACGATGACAAGCAAGTAACAACTTTGCTAGTCAAAAAGAGGTATGCCAAACGTGCAAGAGTTGACGTAAGGATTAAGAGAGATATGGGTGATTAAATGCAAAAAATTGATTTGAGTTTGGTAAGCAAATTTGTAGATGCAAGCATCGCTAACGATAAGAAATTAGCTTTAAAGTTAGCGAAAAAGATTGCTGAGCAGCATAACTGTTCTTTGAGTTTTGAGCTTGACACTTTAGACTGGAGCGCAAATTGACTAAAAAGTGACGAAAGAGTAGCAACGCAAGCTATGGTTCGGGAGTTAAGACAGTATGAAGCATAGTGCGGAATTGATATTCATTGCAGGGATGCTGATTTGTCTGGGTGCTGTCGGGTTTGTGGTGTTTTGCCTATGAGCAACGATTTAAAGTATCAAAAAGGCAAGTGGTATCACGTACAAGAAGACGGTTCACTTAAGCCAGTAGACTATGACAAAGAAGTTGAAGAGTATTACAAGAAATGGAGAGATAATTATGGCAATTGAGTTGAAGATTGGGACTAGAGGAACGAGAGAAGAGTTTGAGGACACATATACTAGAAGTTTTTTAGAAGATAACGGTTTATTGAAGTTTGATCCAAGAAAGTTCGCAGTCAATTGCGTTTGGGGAGTTCATACTAAATACGGCTATATGTGTTCTTTCAGTTTCGATGACATTTTGATATACATGGGTGATGGAATCTGGGACTTAAGAGTAGCTAAAGAAGATAAAGAGAGGCCTTGGCTATGAAATTGTATGGATACGAAGTTAATACTTGCAATTACAAATGTTTCAAGACAGAACAACTTAAGAATTTTAGATCAATGCTTAAATCAAACATCAAGAATTTTGAAAATATTATAGAGCCAACAATCGAAGAAATGATTGACGAAGATAAAGTTGAGGAGCTGCTGCCTTTGATTGAGCATGAAATCAAAGTGAGGTCGAATGATGGACGAAACTAGGAACGATTTAGAAGTAGGCAATGAAACAGCAGTCATGATGTACTTGAACATCTTGAAGTATGCTAAGCATCATTGCCCCGAAGATGAAGATCCTCATGAGATCACGGATCGAATATTTACTGATATGTTAGCAGCGAATAAAGCAAGTAACTAAACAACTAGAAGATGAGAGGGAGTGTAAGTGTGTATCAAATTGACTTAGGATTACAGCCGAATTTAAGAGCTACAGCTAAAAGGGTGGATAAGTTCTTGACTATTAATTTTCAGAGCTATCTTAATTTAGCTGGCTTACACCGTAATCAACTTACAAGCCCTCAATTATCATTTGCACCGGGATCAACAAATAAGAATGGTGTTGAGAAGAATTTCATTGACGAAGCACAAGACGATATTGATATTGCTGATCCTGCTAGGAAGGTCTGTGCAGCTATCTATAAGACAATGGATAATTGCACCGATACAGCATTAAAGCCTTACAGACGTATCTTGATTGGAACGTACATTGACCAGTTACGCATTGTTGATGTAGCAGCTACAGTTAATCTGTCGACTAGGTCAATTGACACTAAGAAGATTAATGCTCAATGTGAGTTCGCCGACCGTTGGCTGTACTGGAAGAAGTATTTTGATATTGAGGACTTACCAGATTTAAGAGTTTTTACTGAAAGAATTAAGACTGTTTGGTAAGCTTCGGAAAAATTGGTCGTGCGTAAAGTATGCGTAAACCTTGCGTTCTGCTTGCGTGCATTCCATGATAAATTGTTATTGTCGAAAGATTAGACGTGGTGGTTACGATCTTTCGACTTAACCTTGACAGTACTACGCGCGGTACGTTTGAAAGAAAATCTTCTTTTCGAAATTAACACAGTTCTTAATTTGTTTCAGTAAGTAACAGATTAAAGTAACCGTTCTTGGTAGACGTTAGCAGTTGTTCGATCCGACTGGCGGTTATAGCCTGACTAATCTCAGGCTAAACAAATTCCTCTAAATGACTTTTATTTTTGGTTTTTGGCTTACAATTCTTTTATTTTTTACTTTTTCTTATTAATTTTTATTTGACTTAGGCACTCAGGTTCGAATCCTGATTGCTTGATAACCTAGGCGGTAGTCCATTGTTGATTATTGTATATAATAGTTTGCCTAGGGAGATCCTATGCCATGACCCTCAACGGTTTCGAGGAGAGCGTGGGAAGAGCTGGGTAGTTGTTGGCTGGACCGCAGCAGCAACTGCTGTGGGTAGAGTGGCACAATTTGAAATTTAGAAAGAAAAGAGGAATTTTCTTTCACAATTATGTAGCGAGGTTCAATTCCTCGCCTGCCCATTGCCTGTCGGAAAGCAGGCGTAAAAATAATATTATTCAGATCACGAATATATTTTGTTTGTCTGATTTTAATTTACAGAATTGCATCTGGTTTAGCTCTGTACCTAACAGAGCATTCTAGGACTATAGCCAAATTGGTAAGGCATCAGGTTTTGATCCTGTGTAGTGTTGGTTCGAGCCCAGCTAGTCCTATTAGATCTAAAACTAAAAAGTAGTATTGAAGATGGTATAACCAGGATGCCGGCAATCATGGAGAATGTAGGTTCGAGCCCTACCCTTACTGCTTTTGGTAGCAATGTAGCTTAGAGGTCAGAGCGGGTCGTGAAAACGGCTGCGGGGCGGTTCGATTCCGTCTATTGCTATTAGTTAACTGATAAGTTCAGTTAGCAGGATATAACATGCAAAAATTGGAGAGTTAGTCGAAAGACTAGCTCTTTTATTATAGAGATAGTTATGAAATTTTTAGCAATCGTTTTCTTAATCACTACAATTGTTTGTATAATTGCCAATTGGTTAGACTAGGAGTTTAAAATGCAGGTAAAAACAGTTTCAATTGATCAAATTAAACCGTATGAAAATAGCTCTAGAAATAACGATTAGATAAACAGGGTTACTCAAAAGAGTAGCCTTTTATTTTGCGTTAAAGATAGTGATGTTGCTGAATAATTAGGCACGGAAGACAACGAGCAACTAGAAGAAGTGGTAGATCAGTTAAGTTAAGTCTAAGAAGAAATGGAATAAAGGTTAAAAGAAGTTCTTTTGGCAGCAAAGGTGGTTAAAGTTATGGGGTGGATTAGATGGCACGTGCTGAGTATAAGAAATGGCTAGAGCCTGATAATCTAACTAGGCTAAGATCATGGGCTAGAGATGGTTTAACTAATGAACAGATAGCGAAAAAAATAGGTGTAAGAAGACAAACTATTTCTGAATGGTCAAAGAAATACCCTGACATTGCGGACTCCCTGAAAAAAGGTAAAGAAGTAGTTGATTCTGAAATTGAAGATTCTTTGATTTCGGTTATGAAGAAGCATACTATCACCACGACTCAATATAAGATGGTCAAGAAAGATAATTTCAATTTGAAAGCTGAACGTTCTAAATTTGCTAACGCTTATAAGCTAGATCATCCTAATGCTACAAAAAGTGAAATAGATATTGCTATAGCAGAGAATGTGGATGTTTATGAAAAGATACCGGTCAGCAAAACGGTAACTGAAGTAGATCCAAGCACTTCTGCTATTATTTTCTGGCTTAAAAATAGACGGCCAGATGTATACCGTGATCAAACATTCCAGAAACTTAATGAAGCTAATGCTCGTAAGACGCTTGCTGAAGCTCAACTTAGTGAAGCGCAGCTTAAAGCGATTCAAGAAAACGATGATCCAAGTAACAAGACAATTATTGTTGATGATATAAGGGAGGTTTCAGATGACAGCGATAGTGAAACTGAGTCAAGAGATTAATCCCCACTTTTATCCAGCTTGGAACAGCAACAAGCCTTATCAAGTGTATAAGGGCGGTCGTGGCTCGTTTAAGTCTTCAGTGATTAGCTTTAAGTTAGTTACTACAATGATGCGGTATATTGCCCAAAATAAGACGGTAAACATTATTTGTTTGCGTGAAAATCAACGTTATTTACGAGACAGTGTTTATAATCAGATTTTGTGGGCAATGACCAAGCTACACGTTGGAAGTGAGTTTAGAACTCGTGTCTCACCATTAACTATTACTCATATCAGGACGGGATCAACATTCTACTTCTATGGTGCTAATGATCCTATGAAACTCAAGTCCAACATAGTTGGTAATATAGTAGCTGTTTGGTATGAAGAATTTTCAAATTTAAAAAATGCTGACGTATTTGACCAAGCCACTCCAACATTTATCAGACAAAAGCCAGATTTCGTTGATCAAGTTAAGGTTTATATCTCATATAATCCTCCACGTAATCCATATGCGTGGGTAAATGAGTGGCTCACACAGCATGAGACAGATCCAGACTATTTCATTGATACGAGTACCTACTTAGACGACAAGCTAGGCTTTACAACTAAGCAACAATTAGATCTAATTGAGACATACAAGCGCAATGATCCTGATTATTATCGTTGGCTCTATCTTGGCGAAGCAGTAGGGCTTGGAACAAACGTTTACAATATGGACTTGTTTAAGCTTGTGGATAAGTTACCAGATGATGAGTACATTACAGAAGTCTTTTACGGCATGGATACCGGCTTTATGGTATCGGCAACGGCTTGCGTGGCGTGTGCTTTGACTAATAAATATAACGTGTATGTACTAGACACCTTCTACTATGATCCAACTAAGTATGCTCGCAAGTTGTCAGCATCTGAACAAGCCGAAAGAGTGCATGATTTCATTAACGAGATGACCAATAAATATGGGATGCTCCCGTATAATCAGACAATTGACTCTGCAGATGGTGGTATCTACACACAATATTGGCAGATGTATAACACGCAATGGTCTAAGGTGCATAAGTCTAGTGAGGCAGCAATGATTGACCGAGTCCAAGACTTGCTAGCGCAAGGACGTTTATTTGTGCTTAAGACACCCGGAAACAACATTTTTTTGGACGAACATAAAAAATACCAGTGGGATTCGGCTACGGTTAATAGTGACAATCCAAGGGTAGTTAAAGAAGATGACCACTCTTGTGATGCTCTTAAATACGGCATAGTAGATAATGAGCGCTTACTTGGATTATCAGCATAAGGTGGTGAGTATATGGGATTATGGGCAAGCATTAAAGGATTATTTAGGAAAGGTGGTGCTAAGTTAGGCATGATTAAATCATTAGGAGCTATTACAGACGATCCACGAATTTCAGTACCTGCAGAAGAGTACACACGTATCCGAAAGGCTAAAGATTATTATTCAGATAAGCCACAGGATGTTCCTTATTGGGTGCTAGGACATAAGAAAAAACGCAAAATGAATACCGTTAATATGATGCAAAAAGCATCTAAACGCTTAGCATCAATCATTTTCAATGAACAATGTTCAATAAAAGTTAATGACGATGAACTTCAAAAACAACTTGATAAAATCTTTCGTGAAAGTCGCTTTTACACAACGTTTGAAACTAATTTGCAACGTGCTATTGCATTAGGATCTAGTGCAATTAGACCTTATGTTGAAGATGATCAAATTAAGCTTAACTGGTCAGACGCATTAAGCGTTTATCCACTTAATGCGAATACGACAGAAGTTAAAGAGATAGCGCTAGCTCGTAAGATGATGAAAGTTGTTAATGACGAGCCACACTACTACACCTTATTAGAGTTCCACCAATGGGGTGATAAACAAACTGACGAGAACGGTAATGAGTATAAGCCCTACATAATAACTAACGAGTTGTATGAATCCACTGACGAAAACGCAACGGGCACTCAGATCCCCTTAAATTCGCTTGAAGAGTATGCTGACTTACCGCAAACAGCAACTTTTACGCATATAACTAAGCCACTGTTTGCTTTCTATCGAAATCCGGGAGACAACAACAAGAGTTTCACAAGTCCATTAGGATTAGGTTTATGCGATAACTGCAGAAACATTCTTGACGACATCAACGTGACACAAGACGGTTTCTATTGGGACGTTAAGACTGGACGCAGACGTGTAACTGTTCCCGAAAGCTGGTTGAAACGGCAAACTCAGATTAATGGGCATCCCGTCCCTGCAGATCAACAAATGTATTGGGATACTGACGATGATGTATTTGTTCCAATCAATAGTAGATTAGACGATAGTAGTTCATTTAAGGATTTAGCTATCAATATCAGGACAGATCAGTATCAAGCAGCAATGAGCTACTTCCTACATGAGTTTGAAAATGAAATTGGATTGAGTGAGGGAACATTTACAGCAACTCCTACAGGCATTCAAACAGCTACAGGTGTTGTTTCAAGCAATTCGATGACGTATCAAACACGTTCTAGCTATCTAACGCAAGTAGAGGACACAATAGACCAACTTGTATATGCTATTGTTGAACTATTACAGACACCTGAATTATGGAGCGATCAAAAGCCTAAATGGACTGGAGACATTGATGATTTAGTTATTGCGCCAGACTTTAATGATGGTATTTTCGTGGATCAAGATGCACAGTTCAAGAATGATTTATCAGCTCTTAATGCTGGTGCAATGCCTGTTAAAGAGTTTGTTAAGCGTAACTATAATTTGAGCGATGATGAGGCTGAAAACTGGGCGGAACAACTTCAAAAAGAAAAGGCCACACCAGCCCCTGACTTTGAGCAATTCAATCCATTAGCACTAGATACTAAGAACAAGGGAACTGATAAGCATGGATCCGGAACTAAACAAGATGATGAAACAGGCAAGCAAAATAGTTGATTACTATGATTACTTGCAACAGCATACCTTTTACTTGCTGATTGACGCTTTTAAAAAGCACAAGGGTATGCTTACACGTGTTGATGATAAAAGTATCTTAGAATGGCGTTTAAAGGCACTGGCTGAAATGGGTGGATTAACTGATAAAGTAGTTGACTTTATTGCTAAAAACATTGGCTATAGTAAACAGGCTATTTATGATCTTATTCAAGGCCAAGGTTTAACAGTTGCTAAAAGAATGAACAGTGAATTATCCACAGCATTAAAGCAACCAATGCGAGGTGTGAGTGATGATACAGTAGCAATTATTAATGCTTATGCCGATCAAACCTTTAGAAATGTCAATAACTATGTTAATCAAACGCTGCTAACTACTAATGTTCAAAAAAATAGTGCTCTTAAGACCTATCAGCAGATAGTAGACAAGACAGTGCTAGATGTATCTACTGGGAACAAGACAGCCGACAGGGCACTAAAAGACAACATTCTGCAATGGTATGACAAAGGTCTACCCACAGCCCTAACTGATAGAGGAGGACATGAATGGACGCTAGAAGGCTACACACGAACCGTTATTACTTCTACAACACATCGAGTATTTAACGAAGCAAGAGCGCAATCTATGAAAGAGTTCGGAAGTGTGCTTGCTACTATGTCTAGTCATCCAGCAGCAAGACCAGCTTGTGCACCTATTCAGGGCAAAGTGGTGTGTATTGTTCCTAAAAGTGATCCAAAGGCTGATCTTTCGTACCCTAATATTTACGATTATGGATACGGCAAGCCGGCCGGCACACAGGGTAGACGTTAATGCCCTGTATAAACATTGTGAACCCTTAGCTTAGGGGTGTTTTAACGGTATTAATTGTCTACATAAATGATATAATAGTTATATAGATTAATATTGTTAAAGCTAACGGGGAAAGCCTAATTTAGGTTAATCCCGTGCCAAGTTTAAGAGGTTCTCAGCGATGAATAAAACTATTGGAATTTATATAATTATTAATAAGGCAACTGGTAAAGTATATATTGGTCAGTCAACTGATATTCATCAAAGATTTATAGATCACTTTAAAAAAAGTGCAATAAATCAAAGACCTTATAATTTACATAAAGATATTGCTAAATATGGGATTCAAAATTTTAGTAAAAAAATCTTAGAAGAATGCAAAATCTCAGATCTTGATTTTTTAGAGAAAAAATGGATATTACTTTACAGAAAAAGAAATATTCCAATGTATAACGTAATAGACGGCGCTCCTACTAACGCTGAAAATATGGCAAAAGCCAAAAGCGTTCAATTTTCTCAAATGAATAAAAGAAACTGGCAAAACAAAGAATATAGAGAAAGACATTCTAAGCTATCTAGTCAAATTCAAAAAGAAAGGCTAAAAGATCCAAAATATTTAGCAAAGAAAAGCCAGCAATTAAAAAAATACACTGATTCTCTTAAAAAGAGAGTTGGTCAATATACTAAAGATGGCAAACTAATTAACACTTTTGATGGTGTGCGAGAAGCTGAAAGAGCAACTGGCATAAATTCAAGACAAATTAGTGCAGTTTGCTTACACAAAAAGTATAGAAAGAGTGCTGGCGGTTATCGCTGGGAATTTATTAAAAAGGTGTAGAGACTATCGAAAGAGTAAAAATCGAGTAGAGTAGACCGGAAGACAAGCTACCGGTCGAAGTGCAATGCGAGGCGAAAGCCTTAGATGATATAGTCCGACACTTGTAGTAATACAAGATTACAGAAAAGATTAACTGCAGTCACATTCTCTATCCTTACATAAAGGGTGTATCTCATAACTTTCAAAAGCAGTATGATCCTGAACAAGCTGTTAAAAACGCTAAAATACAGCAACAGCAAAGATATTATGAACGTAGTATTAGGCATCTTAAGCGGAAAAAAGAACTTGCTACAAGGAATGATGATCCTGAAAGCGTTAGAAAACTAAATCAAAGTATTAGAGGTTATCAGGCTAAATTAAGACAAATCGTCAAAGATAATGATTTCTTGGTACGACAATATAGCCGTGAACAAATAGTGGAAGGAAAATAAACTATGAAATTTAAAAACACAAAGACGTAGCATCCGTTATAAAAGATACGCAAAAAGACAATCAATCTATGAAAGACTGGTCAAGAGTAGTAATTGAAACAGATGAGCCTAATCCAGTTCCAATTGCTGTTGTAACTAACGACAACTTTGAAGTTGCTGACGGCTTACAAATCCGATTAAAACCTGTATACCCTGATAAAGACGAATAAATAAATCGACCTGAGTAAGTCGCTAAACTGCTCTATTATTATGCTCTGAACGAGGTCGTCCCTCGTATAAATTAAACGTTAGGAGAACCAAAATGGAACGTGATTTTTTAGAAAAACAAGGCTTAAATGCTGATCAAATCAAGGCTGTTATGGCACAGAATGGCAAAGAAACTAATGCCTTACGTGATGACTATGACCGAAAAATAGCTAGCTTAAATGATCAAATTGATGGTTACAAGTCGCAAGTAACAGATCGTGACAAGCAGATTAAGTCTTTAAGTACTGCAGCTAAAGACAACGAAGAGCTTAGAGCCAAGTTTGCCGAAGTTGAAAAGGCTAATAAAGAAAAAGACAAAGAATGGTCTAGCAAGTTAGCCTCTCAAAAGAAAGAGTTTGCTATTTCAAGTGCTTTAAGTAAAGCTGGCGCACTTGAAAACAAGGCTGTTCTACCTTTTATTGATACTGGTAAGGTATCACTCGATGAAAATGGCAACTTACTTGGTTTTAAAGAACAAGTTGATGCTGCTAAACAAAATTACGGCTTTTTATTCAAGAAGGATGAGCCAGCAGAACCACAAAAGCCGGCTACTCACGTAGTTGTTTCAGGGAATGGCACATCCGAAGTCCCACAAGATCCATCTAAGATGACTTTGCAACAACAAAATGAATTGTATAAGGAAGATCCATCAAGATGGTCACAATTATTTAGAAAGAAGCAATAGATAAATGGCAGAAACACACTTAAAAGACCTTATTATCCCAGAAGTTTTTGATAATTGGGTGCAAAATAATTCTACAAAGACAAATAATCTAGTAAATTCCGGTATTCTTACTCCCGATCCTGATTTAGACGGTAGATTAATGGATGCAGGCACAAAAGTTACCGTTCCTTTCATTAATGACTTAGAGGGAGATGCTGATAATTGGACAGATGATGCAGATATCGAGGTATCAAACCTTACTTCAGGCTCACAAGTCGGTATGAAGTTCTACCAAGCAAAAGCTTTTGGCCAAACTGATATTTCAACATTAATTTCAGGAGCGCCAGTTTCTGAACGAATTGGTAGTCGATTCTCTAACTTCTGGAACGCTTGCGACGAAACTATGTTATTCGCTGTTTTGAATGGCGCATTCCAAGTTGATGATGTGGCAAACGCAAAAATCTTAGACTTAACTGCAAAGTCCCCAACTAGTGCTGAATTTAGCGCAAAAGGATTTATTGCTGCACTTGGATTAATGGGAGATCAACCAGAAAACTTATTAACCGGCATTGCTGTTAACTCAGCAACTTACGCAATGATGAAAGCACAAAACTTAATTGATACTATTCAGCCTTCAAACGGTGGGAATCCAATTAATGTATATAACGGTAAGCAGGTAGTTATTGATGATGCTATTCCAGTAGAAACAGCAAGCAGCAAATCTACATCAGTAGCTTACTTGTTTGGAGCTGGTGCTGTTCGTTACTCTAGTCAACTTTACGGCACAAAAGTAGTAGACGAGCCACTTAAACAAGGTGGACGTGAAAGTGTTGTTCAAAAGCGTGTTGGCTGTATCCATCCAGCAGGCATTTCCATTGATCCAGCCTTTGTACCAGACAAGCCTAACTTCCCAACTCCAGACGATTTCAAGAAGAAAGCAGCATGGACATTACCAAAGGGAATGGATGTACGCAATGTACGTTTAGTTCAATACAAATTCCAACTTGATCCGTTATTTGTACCTGCTAGCACTCCAAAAGCAACAAGCGGTCTAGGAAAATAACAATTAATTGAGTAGGAGGTTCTTGATGCAATTACTTAGCCAAGAAGAATTTCAAGAACTAACAAATAAATCTACTAATGCTGATTTTGATACTCTTGAAAAAGCCGCTGAGAACATGATTAATCCCTTAACAGGGATGTATTATGAACGCAATTCAATTGATGAAGATACTGATACGAATCGTGTTAAGTGGTTTAAGAAGGCTCTGGCTTTGCAGATTGAGTATATGGACGATATTGGTGCGACTAGTACATATGAGATGGCCCAAAAAGACATTAAAAGTGTCTCAATCGATGGAACAAGCGTCTCAACAGGTACTAGTCCAACGGATTCGGCAACTAATGGTGTATACAATCTAGCATTAGAATATCTTTTCTATACTGGCTTGCTGTATAGAGGTGTTTCATCATGTTAAAGCCGCCAAAGTCAATGTGCAATCAATCCATTATCATCAGACGCAAAGTTAAAGATGATTTATATGGTGAAGCCACTTACGATGATGGTGTTCAGATTGATAATTGCGTAGTTCATTTACGGACTATCTATTCAGGCACTAACAACAATCGGCAGATTGTCGCAAATGGTACTGTGATGATATATAAAGATATATCAGAGCCACTTATTTCACTATCTAAGCAAGATATTGAGAATAAGGCAAAGATTATCTATGAAGGTCAGGAATACACGCTAACCAATATAAACGAAGACTACGAGCCTTTTAGCAAAGAAATCTATCAATATAGGCTAACAATGATTTGAGGTGATAGCATGGGAATTAGAGTTAGGACGAATCTTAATATCATGAACCACAAATTCAGTGAAGCTCAGTTAAGACGTGGGCGTTTAGCTATGGCTAATGATGCACAGCAAGCAATGGAGAAGTACGTACCTAAAAAGAGTGGAGACTTACGCGACCATGCCAAAGTAGCAACTGATGGTTCTAGCGTTTACTATGTTGCACCTTATGCAAGGGCACAGTTTTATGGATTTATAACTAATCAATATGGTGGTCCATTTAGAATTCATAATTACACCACAGCAGGAACATCAAGACGGTGGGACCTAAGGCTTAAGGGCAACCTTTCAGAGATGGCAATTCTTAAAAATGAATTTTTAAAGGGCGCAATGTGGCATGAGTGATATTAAGTTTGATCTACAGGAAGCTCTAGCACAATCAATTATCAAAGGCACTGAATTGCCGATCAAGATTGCATACTTAGCACCAGATAACTCTATTGGCTTAGTGCCAGAACAAGGCTCTCACAAGCTTTCAACTGATTTTAGTGGTAGAGAATACTGGGTATACAATTACGCAATTACAGAGCGTGGTAAGAGCGCTAGAGAGATTAAGGATGATCTTTTTAAGATCAGTTTATTTTTAGATGATTTACAGCCAGGAGCGGTTAAGAGCGACAATAGCAATTTTGTTTTTGACAAGATTGATGTATCTAGCGCTCCTAGTGAAACAGAACAGGATATGCAAGGAACAGTGACGTATTTATTAGACGTTGCTGTTTTTGTTTACACAAAATAAGGAGATTAGAGAATGGCTACTAATTTAGTTCAAATTAAAGGGACTGAAATCCCTACAGATGGTGCAGCGTTAAACGTTGCTAACCGCCTATATATCGACATTACAGACAATGATAATGATCTATCTGATATCACTACTGGTAAATGGGCTTGGTTAGCCCGTGGTATTAGTGAAATTACTCCATCTTGGCAAGAAAAAACGCAAAAGACGGCTTACTACGATGGAGATGGTCACGATGACACCGAAGTAACTGGTAAATCTATGCAATTGGCTGTTAAAGGTGTTCGCTACTTAGGCGATCCAGCACAAGATTACATTGACGGTAAGCAATATGCTATTGGATCAGCTGCTAAAACCCGTGTATTGTGGATCAACAATGGCATGCCTGTAGTTTCAGCATGTACTTTAACCGCAGTAACTCCAACCGGTGGTGCAGCTGATGCACAACAAAACTTCTCACTTACTATTGCCTTTAACGGTGCACCTAAGACAACCACAGGTAAGTTAACTTTAAATAAATCAGATCAAGCACACGTGTTTACTGCCTCTGTAAGCGATAATACACCAGCAGTTTCTCCAACAGGAACGCACGCTAATACTGATACACAAAAATAACATTAGGAGGTTAGTCAATGTCAATTATTGATTTAGATAAGCGAATTAAAGTAGATAACAAGGTAGATGTTAAGCTGGCTGGCAAGACTTATAAGATCTTGTTTGATGATAATTTCCAAAAGACTGTAGCTAAGTCTTCTGTTGAAGTCATGAACGGTCTTAAAGCTTTAGATGATCCAAGCTGGGAAGATAAAGACATGGCTCTTCAAAAGAAAGACGTAGAGAATACTTTTAACTCTGTTAAGAATTCAGCTATTTCAGCATTGGATAAGCTATTAGGCAGCGGAGAAGGTAAACGTCTTTACAAATATTACAATTACTCAACTGATGCCTTAGGTGCTGTTTTGAATGCTTTAAATGATGAAGCGAACAAGTCGGTTGAAGTAAAGGAAAAGAAACGCAAGAAACTTAAGCACTTAGCTACTCCTACCTCAGTAAAGGGCTAGAACTATGTTAAGTCTAACTGATACGCCTTTATCAGCTATCAAGTTTGACGGAGAGATATATCAAATAAACTTAGCTTTTGATAATGTAATCAAGTACTTAGAACTAGTAGAAGATGATAGTGAAAACAAGGAACTAGAAGCTCTTAAATTATTCTTTGGCGACCAAGAGATACCTTTAGATCCCGATTTCATAGAAAGTAGTTTCAAGTTAATTAACGAAACTATTACTAAATCAGCATATCAAGGTAGTTTTTCAAAGGATTGGAGCATGAATATAGCACCACAGCATATTTACTCATATAAGCAAGATGCCGATGCTATTTACTCATCCTTTATGATGCAATATCACATAGATCTACTTAAAGAGCGCGGAAAAATGCACTGGTGTGTATTCCGTGCTCTTTTTGATGGGCTAAGTGAAGATACACCAATCCAAAGAATAATTGAACTAAGACAAAAGAATTTAACCGATGTATCCGATGAACAACGAGGCAAGGTAATGCAACTTCAACAGTATTATGCTTTGAAGTTGAAGAAACCTAAGACTGAGGAAGATGTCTTTAACAATAGTTCTTTATCATCTGCCTTTGCTTCCTTGATGAACGCGGCGAAAGGAGGTTAGTAAATGGCTGATGGAAAGATAACTATTGATATAGACATCCCTGTTGATAAGGTTAAAACTGATGCACAGTTAATAGATCAGATCTTAAATTCACTTGGTAGGGATGCAGGTAAAGAGCTAGACAGTAGCTTTGAAGAGTCGACCAACAAGGTTAAGCAAGATGCTGACGATACTAGCAAAGAAGTTAATGATAAGCTTAGCAAGCCTGTTGATATTAAAGCAGACTTAGACAATAAAGATGTTCAGGAAAAGACTAATCAAACTAAGCGTGATCTTGATTCTGTTCCAAAAGAAACTAAGACTGAACAGAAAGCCGATAACAAGGACGTTGTAGAGAAGTCAAGGCAGACCAAAGAAGAAGTCGACAAGGTTCCTGATAAAAAAGACACTAAGCTTAATGGTACTGACAACACTAAGAAAGCTACTGATAGTGCTAGTCGTAATGCTGACAATGCGGGAAAGCACTTTTCAAAGCTTCATGAGATTATTAAAGGAACATTTATTGGAAACTTTGCAGCAAATGCTGTTCAAACCGGCTTAAGTGTAATCAAAAATACCTTAGGTGGTGTAATTACCGAAGGTACTCATTACAATCGCTTGCAACAAGATATGATTGCCCAATGGACAACCTTGACTGGTTCAGCCGGAAAAGGTAAGGAGTTAGTTAAAGAAACTAACGACTTAGCCATTGCAGCACAAAACAGCACAGAAATGGTTAATGACTTAAACCAAAAATTTTATGCTGTGACTAACTCTGCAAGTAAGACGAGAGAGTTGTCTAAATCAGTCCTTACTTTACAAGATGCTTTTGGTCAGAGTGATGATGCAGTAAAGAACTTTGCTATGCAGTGGTCTCAAATGATCGGTAATGGTAAAGCTAACGCTCAGGATATGATGAGTATCCAAAACGTTTTTCCAAAATTTATGGAAGAATTAGTAGCTTACGAGCAAAAAGTAACTCATAACAGCAAGTTGACTACCTCCCAAGTGCGGGACATGATGTCTCAAGGAAAAATATCAGCTGATGCAATGAATACCGTCCTAATAGGGATGGGAGAAAAGTACAAAAATGCTACTGATAACTTCTCTCAAACTATGGACGGTATGGAAAGAACCATTCATGCACGTATTCCTGTTTTAGCAGGTGCTATCGTTAAACCGTTTCAAGATCTAAAGAATCCATTGCTCGGAAAGATGAGTAACTGGATTACTTCTAGTGGTGCTGAGAAGAGCTTTGAAAACTTTGGTAAGTCAATTGCAGGGATTATGAACGGTGTGATGACTGTAATTAATACCTTTGCAATGTCTTTCAGGGCTAATATAGCTGGTGCTTTCCAAGGGTCACATTTAGGCGACATAAGTAATTCATTTAGAGATATTGGTAAGGCTGTTACTCCAGCAGTTCAAGCTATAGCCGGTTTTGTTGGTGTGATTAGTGCTGATATTTTCAAGGTTTTCACCACTCAAATTAGTGGAATTGTAAATGGATTTAAAAATGTTGGCAAGCAAAAATCTTCTTTAGATTTTTCTGGAGTAACAAAAGCATTTCAAAGCTTAAGTCAAGCAATAAATGCCGTTTATTCTTATTTAATCCCTTTGAATAAACGCATAGGTGAGTTTGTTGGGATATTTGCAAAAGGTGCAATTGCTGGTATTGTTACTGTCTTTCAAGATATTAGCGGTGCTATCGGTAAAGTAACATCTAAGATTACGGAATTAATTCCGCCAGTGCAAAATACTGATAAAGCTGTTGACGGCGTAACCAAACACAGGGCTGGAATTGAAAAGCTAGGTAAAGTTTTTGGTGGATTAATTGCGGTTATTTTAACTGGTAAAGCTACTTTCTCAGTATTAAATGGTATGAAGAGCGGTATTGAAAGCTTAGGTAAAGCTATATCTGCTATTAAGAATGCACCAGGTATTATTGCAAAAATATCAAAGGCTTTTCCTGCATTAGGCAAGGCTTTTGGAGCCTTAAAAGCAGTCTTTATGGCTAATCCTTTTATGGCCACTGTTGCAGTTATTGTTGCACTAGGTTTAGCCTTCTATGAAGCATACAAACGTATCAAGCCTTTTAGAGAGTGGGTTGACAAAGCTGCTGAGACTGTACGTAAGTCATTTGATGGCATGATCCGTAATGTAGAAGCTTTTACCAAGGCTTTCGTTAAAGGTTGGGATGATACCAAGAAAAACACTGGTAAATTCTTCTCCGACTTAGGTAAAACTATCTCTGATAGCTGGAATAACATAAAGAAAACTACTACCAAGTTCTTTACAGACTTGCCTAAGAATATCTCTAAAGGGATGCAAGCTGCGATTGACTGGATTAAAAAGAATTGGTTAGGCCTAGCCTTACTTATTGTCAATCCAATTAGCGGAGCCGTAAAACTACTATATGACAACAACCCTAAATTCAAAAAATGGGTAGATAGTCTTGGTAAAACATTCCAAAAAGGCTGGGACGGCATGCTTAAAGCCAGTCATAATTTCTTCAAAGGATTATGGACCGGCATTGGTAATTGGGGCAAACAAGTATCCAAAAACTGGGGCAACTTTGTTAAAGGGCTTAACGACAATAGATACGTTAAAGCCTTCAAAAAAGGTAACCTCTTTGGCACACTCTTTAAAGATGCTCAATCTCAGATGAAAGACTTCGGTAAGAAGTGGGATAAGGCTTGGAAGAATAACAAGAAAGCTCTTTCTGATTCCTTTAAACAAATGCAAAAAAATACCACTAATTGGGGTAAAGATACTCACAAGTGGTATGACAAGTTTAATAGTCAGTTCAAAAAGAAGTGGAATAACGGCTGGTCAAAGGCAAAGAAGAACCTAATCAATTCCTTTGATGATATGAAGCGTAATACCAGTAATTGGGGTAGCAATATCCATAAGTGGTATGACGACTTCAGCAAGAACTTTAGTAAGAATTGGAATCGTGGTTGGTCTGATACTCGGAAGAATCTAAGCAATGCATGGTCTAAAATGCAAGACAGAACCTCACGTTTTGGTTCTGATATGCAAGACTGGCTAAGCAACTTTGGTCCTAACTTCAAAGCTGGTTGGAAGAGTCTATCCAAGGGCGTTCGAAATATCTTTAGCGACATGTGGGACGCAATGAAAAAGCTTGGTAAAGATGCTATGGGTGGCTTGATTGACATTGTTAACGCTGGTATTAGCGGCATTAATACCGTCATCTATGCTTTTGGTGGAAAAGGTGACACAATCAAGAAGATCCCTAAGAAGTTTGCCAGTGGTACTGGTGCATTTAGTGGTCCTAGACGGGCAATTACTGAACCGACCCTAGCAATGGTTAACGATGGTTTTGACAGCCCAGAAACGGGCAATAAAGAAGCACTCTTTAGACCGTCAACCGG